CACCTTTGGATCGTCAAAAGACTATCCAATCTCTGTAGTTCTACTACGAATTTCAGAGGCTATCTCCGGTCGAACTCTTACTCGCTGCGCGTCAAGACGCGCGGCGAGCCGTTCCAAGGCCTTATAACCATGAGTCACGGTAAGTGGCTTACAGTTAGGAGGAACCTTGGAGCGGAAAAGAGCTCGACGTTTTGTCCTTTCGGGTCTCCCCTTGGTCTCTCCGCGACGGAGCCTTCCTCCTCGAAGAGCGAAGTACCTAAGTATTTCGCCTTCTCGGAAGGCCACCAAGTCGCGGAACAGGACAGTACTATCGTACCTCTCATCTCCCACATCACGAAAGCGACCCATCCTAAGGAAGGTCGTCCGGAACTGGTAGAAGAGACGAGAGTCACGAGGTACTGCCCTAAGAGACCGAGGGAAGAGGCCCTCCTCTCGATACTGTCGCCTCTCAAGGACTTCCTTGGCAAGGACGGCAAGGTCGCGGCTGCATGCAGCAGCGAGCCTTGTCCGAGCATGCCTCGGTACCTTGAGACCTCTTCCATGATATCCATAACCTCCAACAGACTGGGGAAGTCTGAGAGAGGTGTTTGGACACCAAGGGAAGAGTGTCTTCTGAACTCTCTCTGCTCTCCTAGCAGAACTCTTCCACATGTCATCAGATGCCGACATGGGCTGAGTTATACCAGGAGGGGGGCAGGGAGGGGGACAGAAGGCGACGGCAGTATGTTTCTTGGTGTCCTTAAGCACATAGTAACGCTCGCACAAAGTAAATCCATACGAGCTTACAAATGTCTTAAGGCGATTAACACTTGCGCCAACAGCTTCAATACACTGCGAATACTCTTCGATAGCGTAACTACCGAAAGGAGAGTAACCACAAGCATCGTCGCCGTGTGTAACGGAGCGCTCAAAGGCCTCTGTGGCCCAAGCGTTAATCCAAGACAACACCACGAAACTGAGAGGAGTACCCATCGGGCTTCCCCTCCTCGAAATTTGTTCTGTCTCGCCCCAGGACCAGACTCCACTAAATCCTCCAACTCCCAGGCCGCGGCATGCCGCGCGGAAGTCGGAAGGTCTAAGTCGACCAGCCTCAGAGAGAGAACAAATAACTTCCTCAACCGCCTCGAGGGACAATCCGTCTGTGGCCTTGGACAGGTCCACAGAGTAGAATGTCCCTCCAGGTGGCACGTTAAGCGCTTTGGGGTACCCGGATCCGTTGGGAACGAAGTGCTTCCTAGGAAGCATTCGCGACGTTTGTCGGATCCAGGTACCTTCAATGAAGGTCAAGGCGTCTGGTACGCCAATTACCCTGAACTTCATCCCTGGGCTCTTGAGAGCTATAGCCCTAAAGCGGGAGGTTTTAGACTCCTCTTTAGACCTAAGTTTCAAGAGACCAAGGCAGCGTATAACGTGATCATCTGTGGAGACCTCGAGAGTTTCGATACCGTCAGTGATGACTTTGAGACAGAAAGTCCCAAGACTATCCTGACAGTACCGACCAAAATTCTTCTTGACGAGCAAGCGGGTAGAACCGCCGGTCATATTAAGAATCATAGCCTCGATGCCTCCAAGGTGACGGAGGAAGCCATCTACACCGCCTCGAGTGGCAGGCCACTCGAAGCAGGAAGATGTCGAGGAGGGAAGTTTTCGGACATCATAACTTGTATACTCCCTCGAGAATTTGACTTCTCTAAGAATATACGAGTGAATGCTGTCCTTAAACCAGCCCGGTGTGGGATGTGCAGTTCCGCTCAGTCGCTTAGCTTCATCAAGCGCCTCCTTCTCGCCCTTTTGAGGGAGAGGAAGTGCTCTAGCCAAACGAGAGAATGCGAAGCCAGATCTACCTTGCTTATACGCCAATCCAATGAGACACTCCCTCACCCCGCGCGGGACGCGAGAGGAGAGAGTGACCTTGGATCGGAGCGAGGCAGAGCGGACCTCGTGACACAACTTCTTCAACTCGGTACATACGAAAAGCCAACCGCGAGAGCGGACCGTTCGTACGAACCAAGAATGAAGATGCCACGCCACGAGCCTGTCATCCCAGCCCGAATGGACAAGACCGGACCAACAAGCTGTCCAAGCTTGTTGGTCTGGGGAGAATCGCCCCCTCGATGCACGCCTCTGGGAGCCCTTTACAGGGGGACCAGAGTGCTGCTTCGCACGGGGGCCCAAGAGAAGTGATGGAAGTCGCTTCTCGGTGTGCCGCTCCATGCGGT